TTCGGGCGAGGGCGGCATGGCGGCGGCTTCGGGCTATGGCGGCACGGCGGCGGCTTCGGGGCAAGACTCAATAGCTTTTGCTGGCGGTATTGATGGCAAGGCTAAGGCGAGCATCGGAAATTATATTGTAGTTTCCGAATGGAAGGATGATAAGAATGGCGATTGGCACCGCATTAATGTTAAATCTGCCAAGGTCGATGGAGTAAAAATCAAGGCTGATACCTTTTACAAACTCGTCAACAATAAGCTAATCGAAGACGCTGAGAACGGGGAGGAGTGATGCTTTCACAATCCAATATTGACAAGCTAGTTTTGACCGGGCTTTATGGGCATGAAGTCCCTGCGCCGAGTAAGTACAATAACGATCCTCGATGGTGCCGAAACTGGACTTTTACCGTCCGTGTTCGCGACGATGACACGGCTTGTATGATCGATACTTATTTCGGAGATAGGTCTATCGAGTTGACGGATGAAAACTTCGATGAGTTTACGTTTCTGTTTGATTTCGATAAGGTTACGCAGACTAGCCGCGCGATTTGGCAAGAGTACGACGAGTCAAATAAGTTTTGGGCTCCGACGGATTCTGGCGGGACGTATTGCGGCGGAAGCTATTTTATTCTGAAAGGCGCGAGGCCCTCGAAGGTATTGAAGCGCGAGATACTTCTAGGCCAGATTCACGATGCCGAAAATGCGTTAAAGTGGAAGAAGGATGAACTAGCCCGACTCGATGCCGATGATATGGGCGGGTATTACGAATAGGAGGAAATGAAATGGGAACTAACTATTACTGGTATGAGCGCGGCCCTTGTGCGTGCTGTGGTCGTGCTTTCGAAGCGCATCATATTGGAAAGTCTAGTGGAGGATGGTGCTTTTCGCTTTACGTCGGAGAATGGGAAGGCCCTAAAGATTTTGAGGGATGGAAGGATAGGATTAATTCCGCCGGAAGTATCATTAAAGACGAATTCGGTGGAATTGTCACTCCTGACGAAATGATTGACATCATTATTAATCGCTCGGCCATTAGTGGCCATAAATGGACAAAAGAACAGTACCAACGAAGCATCGCTGAACCAGGACCAAACGGATTAGCGCGTCATAAAATAGGTGATTTTTGTATCGGTCATGGCGAAGGAACCTGTGATTATATCGTCGGCGATTTTAGCTAAGGAGGGCTTATGACACCTGATGAAAAACTAACTAAGCGCATTGAAATAGCGGCTAGGATGTCTGGCAGTATTTACCAGACATTAGTAAGAGCAAGGGGTTATCCATTAGGCGACAACGACAAAGCCAAGCTTGCCCGAGAGGCCCTGGATATTGCCGATGCGATTATCGATACCGCAACCGGCGACATGACGGCAAAGCCTACTGATACGGGCGGGAAGTTTTTGTCAATGATAAGGACTAAGTAGCCCTATTGCAATTTGGTTTCGTTTATGCTATGATCGAGTAACTTTACGGAGGTGTACATTGATCTTAAAGCCTAATCAGACTTCGGCGTCTAGGCGGTACTCGATTCTTTTGGCGGGTGTTCCCGGTATTGGCAAGTCGACGCTTGCGCTTTCTGGCCCTGGTACTCTTGCGGTTATGACCGATCCGGGCGGATGGGATAGAGTCCCGGCGCATTGTCGGAAGGGTGACAGGATTGAGCCGAAAGATTATGATGAGGTACTTGGCGATCTTATCCCGGCTAATCTCGGAGCCTATGAGACAATCGCGATCGATACAGGCGGATCTTTCCTTAACATGATGAAACCTTGGGTTATCAAAAATAATCCCAAGAATTGTCAGAAGGATGGGAAGACACTTTCGATTCAGGGATACGGGGCTATTGGGAATGAGTTTTCGCGCATGATTATTTATATCCGCGAGGAACTTCGCAAGCATCTTGTCATTACCTTCCACGTTAAGGAAGAGACTGATAACGACTCTAATGTTTATCGCCTCGACATTGACGGAAAGTCCCGTAATGAGATTTGGAAGCCGATGGACTTGGGCGGATTTATGGAGACTTCGGGGAATAAGCGCACTATCGGATTTTCGCCCACTGACCGATATTATGCCAAAAGTACGCATGGGATCGAAGGGACTATCGAGCTTCCTAACGTAATGACCGGAGCGCCTAACGATTTCCTCACTACTCTCTTTGCTCGAATTGCGGCGAATGTGCAAGAAGAGTCGAAGCTCGGAGAGACCTACGATAAGCTTATGTCTTCCCTGCGGAATATGTTTGACGAGATTAAGGAGCCCAAAGACGCGGATAAGGCGCTACAGATGATCAATGAAACTGAACACGTTTTCGGAAGTAAAGCAGAGGCAAAGTTTCTTCTGAATAACAAGATTAAGGCCCTTGGATTTGAATACGTGAAGGACAAAGGCTTCGAGGTGGCGAAGAAGTGAGCTTGCTTGTAACGGCCTCTCTACTAAACTCATGGGAATGGTACTTGCATTCATGGGATGACGGAGAGGCCGATGCTAGGCTTGATTTTGAGGCTACGCTTCGGCGTGATCCTATTCCCGATAATCCGGCAATGGCGGCGGGGCGAGCTTTTGAGGATGCGGTTACTAAATTGTGCCTTGAAGGCATCGCCCCCGATACCGATGATTTAGGTTATGCCGATTGCGTCGAAGAAGTGGCGAGCTATGTACGCGGAAAGATTTTTCAGTATAAAGGCTCGAAACTTGTCACTATTTTGGATACTGATTTTCTACTCTATGGCCGCATGGATGCTTTCGGGGGAGCCTGGATAGACGATATAAAGTTCGGGAAGTCCTTCGAGATGGGAAAATATTTCGAAAGCCCGCAAACGAAAATGTATCTGGAGCTTGAAGACGGGCCGCTAGGAATGCGATACCTATATGCGGACGGAAACGCGGTTTATGTAGACGAGTATCGGCGTGAATCGGTAAAGTCTATCATTCCATTAGTGCGCGAGTTTTGGGATTGGCTCGGAAACTTCCCGGTTTACAAGGCGACGTATCTTGACAAGTGGGCGTCGAAGTATTGAAAGTTTCTCGATGAGCTAAACGAGCTAGAGTCAAAAGTCAAGGCGATTAAACAGGGGGCATGAGATGAACGAAAAACAAATGATATTGAATACTTCCGATGAAGCGGCGCATTTTGTTTCCGGGATATCGGGATGGGTTTCAAGGCATGGCAATTTTTTCGGCAAGGATGAACGTCTAGCCCGATACGACGGCTGTACTAACACTGTTTGCGAGTGTGGTAAACCGTGTGAAAAGGGATGGATTAAGTGTATCGATTGTCGAGACAAGGCCGACGATGAGCGCTTTCGATCATTCCCGAAGCAAGTATGGGACGAGAAGATACCGATTACTCTTTTTAGGGGAGACGATTATTTTTCCGACCGAGAACAGCTTGAAGAGTGGTGCGAAGAGCATGAGACTACGCCTAGCGAAGTGCAATTAGTAATCTGCAAGCCTAATTATGCGCGAGAGATTGGTAATAATTTTTATGGGGACGATCTTCCCGAAGATTCGAGTCTTGAAGACGTTGCGCCCGGATTGGCCGAAAAGATTACAGAGGTTAATAAATATATTTATGATAACAGGCCCATTCTTTCGTGGAGTCCGTCAAATATCGCGGCGATAGTGGAATAAGGGGGAGTAAAATGAAATACATTGTAGCTTTAGAAGTAGTTGACGGAAAGGCAACGCAATTTATTGCTCCCTGGAAAGGCGATCCAGGGAGAACCTGTGTTGAGAGGACAGCGCGCCGATATACTTCTACTAGCTCGGCGACCTATGGACTCGCGGCGGCGAGAAAGTTCAGAGATTTCCCCGATGCGGTAATTCTTGAAGTGACCGAGTAGAACTAAATGCGTACTCATTTTCTAGGTTCCTTTGACGTAGCAGACTATCTAAGGCTAGGTGTAACTAAATCCGACGATCTTTTAATTTTGCGCTATCCCGAATTATACCGAAATAAAATACGTACAGAGATGCGAAAGATCGTAGAGAAGAATGCGACGAATAAGGCCAACGGGAAGGAGCCTGTTGAGTTAGACGTAAGCATCGATATTCACTACGTCAAGCGGTCGGTCGATCAAAACTCTTGGCTTTGGGCCGCGCATACTTTAGAAGCTAATATTGTCAATGGGCATAAATCCGCGTGGACAGATGAGCAAAAAGTCAAGTGGAGAGAATCGGGAAGCGTGACTCCCGAGATGATCCACGATGAATATATGAGCCTCTATGCACCTCGCGGCTATATTGACGTAGAGCCCGGTTTTGTTTTGGCTGTTCGGTCAATGGTCAATGAAACAATGGGGCGAGTTATCGAGGAAGTGTGGATTCCCGAAATTAAAAAGATGCGATTCACGATTCTAAAAACCTCGTCCTACATGAATGTTGCCGAGTTTTGCCAACTTGCCGAAAAAGTCGAGGCGCAACTCTTGAGCTATGGTATAGACCTAAATACGGGGGCCGATTATAAAAACTTGCTTTCTGATTTTGATACATGGAAGCGTGAAGCCGAAAAGAAAGAAGCCGATTCAAACGCACCACAACCCGGCGAAACTGTGGATGAAGATATACCCGTATTGACATTTCGTAAAAACCCTGTTAAGATAGTTGAAGATGTTTTTAAGGGGGAAGTATGCGAGAGTTGAAAACATGGGGCGGTACTATTAGAAATTGTGAATATGGTAACCGATCAAACCAGTCCCGTGTAGTTGTTAAGGCATATACCGTAAAGCAAGCTATAGAAATGGTCGGCATAAAATATAACGAGTTTAGAAATCATTTTTCAAAAACTCATAATGAAAAAGAAATGACATTACCGATTGAAGTTGGGTTGTGGATATATGATGAGAGAAATCAACCCAACTATAATAATAATTGCCCTATAAAAAGGCTTAAATAGTGAGTCTATCCGGTCGATCCTATACCGAATGCCAAAGGAGATAATAAATAGTGAAATGCGAAGAGTGTCGATACCGGGCTACGGTAAAAACTACCAAAACACAAACGAGATACAATGCCTTGTCGGGTAATGAAACGACGATGAGGGCCGACGAAATTGTTCCGGCTTGTGGTAAGAATATCGGTATGCCTATAGAGGTGCCGATTGACAGAATAGCTTGCGCCGAATGGAAGGCGGTAGAGTAATGTCATTATCAGGACGTAGTTATTCTGAGCGAGAAAAACTAAAGTTATATGAAGAGCGCCTAGCCTTGTACAATAAGGTCCAAGGTATATGTGAGGTATGCGGAAAGTATATACCGATGAACGATTTTGAGATAGCGCACAGAATCCCTAACTCGCCGACATGGTTAAATAAATATGGGAAGGAAATAATCGATCATCGGTTTAACCTTGCGGTTACGCATCGTGAATGTAATTGCAAAGTCCTACTTGCTAATGAGGTTGTCGAGCGCGAGCTTTTGATTGACCGTATTTTAGAAGACATAGACAAGGGGGAATAAATGAAGTTTGTATGCTTGAAATGCGGATACTCGGCTAAATATTATGGGCATGGAAGATACAGAGCGTGCAATAATTGCGGAACTTATCAACCTATACGACCTATTGAAGCCGAAATATGGGTATGGAGAGGAATGCCGAAAATAAAGGCATAGGAGGGCAAATGATAGACCTATCTTTCATGAAAGATTATGATCTAACTCGGTACAAAGCAAATCCAGTTGTTACTTGGAATCATGAATATTACGAACCGCCAATAGGTAAAATAATTTTTGACGGGGGCGAAGCGTCTAGCATTGAGTTTAGGACACCTTTAGAGGGGGATGTTATGGATCGAGGATTAAATGCAGGTATTCTTATGCTTGATCCGGGATTTATTGCAGACGGGGGAGTAAAAAAGCTTATCGAAATTAGCGTTATAGTTAATAAAAACTATCGAGCTAATATATGATCGAACTACCTCAATCTTTTCAGGTTTGTCCCTACAACTCCGCTTGTAAGTGCAATCATGCATCCGAGTGTACCACTTGCCCTATCTGCCCTGAATACGATATAATCGATGATGGCTTTGATTTAGACCCCGAGGGGCCGAGGTAGGCATGAAAAAATACAAGTTTCATCCTCCACTGATTATGCGATCTAGCCTATATTGGAGATACAATAATCGGGCGGCTCGAAGGAAAGGATTACAACTTGCACTAATGGAAAGGATTTGATTAAGTTTAATGTACCCGGTAGTCACTGGCCTGATAGGTATATATCGTTTGAGCAAGAATGGGACTCGTTTACTAAAATGCTGGGGAAGGTGCGCAAATCATAACAGCGGCCGAGATAGAAAGGGGAGCCGGTAAAATGAAGACAATCGAGTTTGACGAGAAGTGCCAAAGTTGCGGAGGCACGGGGCTTTATGCTGGCATGGGCGAGCGCGACGGCGCGGCGGTAGTTTGCCATACATGCAAGGGTACTGGTAAACATCATTTTGTCCATAAGTATGATGAGTTTGTAAAACGTGTACAGGCTCGCGGGATCAAGCGCGTATTAGAAGTCAATCCAGGGATATACGTAGGCGAGCGCGAAGGGATATGTAAACTTGAAGACTTTGGCGGAATGGATTATAAGGCATGGAGTAAAGATGAGTCATTCCCCGAGCATAGCGAAATGCGAAAGTATACTTGCCCCGCATGGTGGTATCAATCGGTTGATTACAAACGTAAGCCTGATTGGGATGCGTGTTTAGCTAATCTTGGCGGTTCTTTTTCTAATTGTCCGTCATTTTCTAATAAAGCTAAATGTTGGGCGCGATTCGATAAGGAGGGTAAGTAATAATGTATTTTATGAGTCGCTCATTCTGTTCATTTTATCAGGAATGCTAGCATGGTGAAGATTGCCATAAAGCGCTTACGCCTCAAGTCCGGCTAGCCGCTGATAAGTGGTGGCATGAAATCAAGCCCGATGGAAGTGAACCTCCTATTTGTGTGTTTACTTCAAAGCCGGAATGTTTTAAGGAGATAATGAAATGACAATTAATGAACTTGTAAAGGCATCGCATAATAACGCTGTAGCTAAGGGATTCTATGGCGATGATGGAAAAGCGGACAGAAACTTTGGAGAATGTATAGCATTGATGCACTCAGAACTTTCCGAAGCTCTAGAAGCTCACCGGAACGGCAGGGATTGCCAAGTTGACCCATGCTATTATAGTGACCCAGAGGCGTGGCCGGATAAAGAGTTATGGAAATTGAACTTTCTGAAAGACATAAAGGATACGACGGCGGACGAGTTAGCCGATACGATGATTCGCATAGCAGATACGGCGGGATTCTTGGGTATAAATCTTGAGGAACATATTAAGGCGAAGATGGCCTACAATGCGACCCGCGAAAAGCTACACGGTAAGAAATACTGATGAAAGTAATTCTTTATCACAATCAAATAGTCGATGACGGCGGCTTGCCTAAAATCTATGTCGACTCCGTAAACGGTATTGCACTCCCTGACCCATTAGTGATACAATACGAGCAATTACGCGAGGCATACAAGGCCGCTAGGGATAATATTATTGATGCCTACAAGAAGGCAGGAGGAACGTACAATGGCTAATGATTCTGTCGGCGCGATTTGGAAGCGAACAGCAAAGAAAAGCGGTCAAGAGTATCTGGCAATCGTATTTACTCATAGCGACGGTAGTAAATCCGAGTTTATTGCATTTGTTAATGAAAAGGACGGAAACGAAAAGCGACCGGACTATAAGATATTTCGTTCGCAACCAAGGGATGGCAATTCGCCTACAGGGCCTCAAGGATCACCTACGCCGCGTCCCAGTGCGCCTCAAGCTCCGCGTACCCAACCAGCCTATGCAAGCGCATCTACAGACCCAATTCCATTCTGATCTAAAGAAGCATAATTACATTGTCAGACGATAATATTAGTGTTGTTCGCTGTCCCAAGTGCGGGGCTTTCGAGGAAGACTTCGATGGCCTTGGTTTTTTGTATTGTGAGAAGTGCGGCTATTGCGTCCATACTTCTATCACTAATGGGAAATGTGATTTTTGTAAAAAGGAAGTGCATAATGGATAAGTCTACCTTTGAGAAATGCATGGCTGAAATAAAGAAGTTCAATGCGGAAGCCGACGAAATAAATGGGCATATTCGGGCAATCGCACAGGGTGGCTGGAGTGAAGTAGGATTTAGCTTGCTTGATGCTTATTGCTCGCTACTGTCTGATGCTATTGGGGATAAAAATGAGTGGATAGGTTGGTATTGTTTCGATAATGACTTCGGCAAAAAAGGGCTTATGGCTGGATATGGTATGGAGTGCAAACTTATACCGACAATAGATGATTTATGGGAATTGATTGAAGAGGGAAAGTCGCAAACTTGGTAACGGGTAAATCTTTTTAAAAGAGGGTATAGTATATAGGTGAAGTTTTGAACTTTCATCCTGTAGGGCGGCATCCCTACTTGCTTTCGGGTGGCATGTATGATATAGTCTTTAGAGACTGATTTTAGTTTAGCGGTGCCAATGATACCCACCGCGCCCCTGCCAGGGAACTAAAATTGGTCTTTTTTGTTTAAGGAGTGTTTATGAGCGATTTATTTGAAGCTCAAGTACAAGTCGAAGCGGAAAAACTAGCAGTAATTAGGGTTAAAGAAGAAGTTGAAAGGGTTGTAAGCGACCCTGATTTAGTTATTGCGGCATATCAGAAGAAACTTGAAGAGACAAGGGCCAAACTTTCCGCAACTACCACTAAACTTGTAGAGGTATCTAAAAGTTACAATACATTGGTTGATATAGGCTCTAATCAGGAAATGAAAGATGCCGCTAAACTCATAAAGTTTATTAGATCAGACGGCAAGCAAGTAGGCAGAAATCAATTATTTTCATTCTTGGTTGACATGGGGATTCTGTGTAAAGACAATTCCCCCAAGCAACAATATTGCAATAATCCTACTAAATGGTTTGATTTAGTTGTTGAAAAATGGGACAATGAATCTAAGGCGGGAACATATAATAAAACCGTAGTAACATTACTAGGGGTCGAGAAAATCAGGAAGTTACTAGAATCCAGTTTCGAAACGTGGTGGGAGAAATAAAGTATGAATGAAGTATTCAACCCGGAACTATCAGCAGAAAACCTAAAGTCAAAGGTATTAAACTGGAATACGCTAACTCTTGATATTGTGGAAGAGTTAAGCAATGCAAGGAAGTTTTATTCTAATCCTGGATTTAGAAGCGATTTGACTTCGTTGCATGATGCAACAAGGTTAAACACTTGGCAAAAATATTGCATGGAAGTAGGAATAGATAGAACCACTGCCCATCGTTGGCTAGAGCGCTACATTTCCGAAGAGCATAAATTACTCACGCCCGAAGAGTTGGAAGATAGGAAGACGCAAGAAGAAAACGCTAGACGTGAGGCTATTAAAAGTGAATATCAAAAATCTATTGATAAAGTAACGAGATATCGAAAGACGGGCATTAAGGGCGAGGGATGGGGAACAACGGAAGATAAACTACTTCAAGAAGATATTGATCGCGATGAGCGAATAGAGGAAGCCAAGGCTAGAAATGCTGAAAAGGAAAAGCAAGAGGAAGAAGCAAGAATAAAGGATCAAGAGGGCGAAAAAATAACAGGTGAATTATTTTCTATGCTAGACGCCAGTACAGCTAAGTATAAAGAGCGGCAAGGATTTAAGGAAGCTATTCGGGTTTCAAGTGAAGGCCAGGAAGATCCTTTCGTTGACGCGATTATGGATTATCTTGGCACTCTCGAAAGTGATAGCCGCAAAATAGAGGCTTGCCATAATATTATAAAAGTATGCAAGAAAATAGCCTCTGATTTACAGGCTAGCAAATGAAAGTAATCATAGCCGGAGGACGAGACTACACGCCTACGCGCGAGGCTTGCATACTCTTTCCCGGTGGACGCGGTACGGCTGACATGAAACAAAAGGCTTTAGCTAAAGGACTGAAAGTAATTGAATATAAGGAGTAGGGTAGATGCAATACTTTAAACATTCTTCAAACATGAGAAACGACATTAAACTAAAAAGAGTCATTGCAAAATATGGTCTAGAGGGTTATGGGCTTTATAATCTTGTCGTTGAAGCTATAACAGAGCATGTAGACACTGATAACCCAATGCCTTTCCTGGAAGAGACTTGCGACGATATAGCTGAGTTTTATAACTGCAATTCAACTCACGTTGATGAGATGATGCGCTACATGATTGATCAAGGTTTGTTTAGTGTAGAGACAGTTGAAAAAAAAGTTGCTTGCTTTAAACTTTATTCATTTTTGGAAAAATCTCAGACAAGAAGCGACAAGATCAAGGAACTCATTGACGCATATAAAGATAAGAGCAACCTATTAGGGATAGAAAATTGTCTCGGACCGTCTGATACAAATCTGATAGAAGAGAATAGAATAGACAAGAAGAAGACTAAGAAAAGAACAGAATATAGTGATGACTTCCTAAGCTTTTGGAACGACTATCCTAGCAAGGTTAACAAAGGCGTAGCTAGCGGAGCTTACAATAGCGCGATAGCATCAGGTATAAGTCATGAAGAGATTATGTTCCGCCTCGCCGTTTATAAATCGCAGATAAAGGCAAGGCATACCGATCCGCAGTATATTAAAAATCCTTCGACGTTCTTAAACAATATCGATGACTGGAAGGGGGTTGCTTCCGAAGTAGAAAAACCTAATGCTAAGTTTCAAGGCCCCGCGACTATGTTTGATGCTAGTCTAATTGAGTAAGGAGTTATTATGCCTACAAAGCATTGTGATAAACATGGAGACTATGAGCCTTTGTATTATGATGGATTTGGGATTTCATATGAGTCCGATTGCCCTCTGTGTGTTGAGGAGTACGAAATTGAGGAAGCCCGGAATCAGGCTATTGATATTGACTATCAATCCATTGAACGAGCTAAGTCCATGAACATTAGGCCTGAGTTTCAACGGGCATCGTTTGATAACTTTATCGCTAATACAGACAGACTTTCGAGCGCACTTGAAAGGACTAAGCAACTTGTGAAGGGCGAGCTTTTATCACTCGTCTACGCGGGAAGTTGCGGGACTGGTAAAACACATTTAGCTTGTGCGGCTTTGAACACTAAGGGTTCGGGGCGCATAATGACAATGTACGAGATATCTGCTACCATTCGCGCGAGCTTTACGGCCAGAGCTACGATGACTGAGCTTGAGATTGTAAACGAGCTAGCGAGCGTTCCGCTTTTGGTTATCGACGAGATTGGACGAAGCAAGGGAAGTGAAAGTGAGTTTTCATGGTTGTCGTACATTATTGACAAAAGACACTCTAGTTATTTAGGTACTATACTAATATCCAATAAGCATTTCGGCGCAGATTGCCCTAGCCATGGGTGCTCCGATTGTGTTGAAAACTATTTCGGGGCCGACATTATAAGCCGGATAGGTCAAAAAGGTTATATGATCCGTTTTGAGGGCGAGGATTTTCGCAAGAGGAAGCCTGTTGACAAAACCGAAGCTAAAGTATAATATGTAATCGGAGGACATAATTGAGTCGAAGTTATCGTCAGCCATATATTACAAGCGAAGGGAAGGCTAGGAAGTTTTTTAAGACGTATGCTAATCGAGTAGCTAGACGGCACTGGTGGAATACTCGCGGTATCCGAAGTCGATTGATGTACAAATACGACATTGATGAGTTTGGATGGTATGCGCCCGATGATGAAAAGGCAAAGAGGAAATAGGGGCTTGAATAAATAAACCGAGTATGCTATAGTGTTTATAAGCCAAGGCCTAGCCTTGGCAGTTTTAATCGAAGGAGCTACAATGGGTATTGTTAGTGCGGTTGAGCGTGAGTGGAAAAAGATCGAGGAGGAGTTTAGCGACAAGGTTATCGGCGCACACAAGATCGCCAAGAATGCAGAGGATGGCGTCGAGACTCTGTTTAAGCGCGTTGAGGCACTTGAGGCTACGCTTGCCAAGAAGGGCATTGCGGTTGAGTCGGATGTAGTTAAGACTGCCGATGCGGTCGAGGCTACTGTCGCTAAGGCTGATGCCGATGTCAAGACGGAAGTTAAGGCAGGAGTCGAGGCTGTCGCGGCGGATGTTAAGGGGTAGTCGAGATGACCTTTCAAAGTACGTAAAGTAAGAATGGCGAAAGCGGACAACTAAACGCAATCGGGCGGCGCGCCGTTACGATTGGGTGATAACATTAGGCAAAAGCCGGTGGTTCCCGTGAGTAGCTATATTATACGGAGTTGGGCGACCCGTTTAAGGTGCCGAGTCCTTCGGGATGTAAGGCGATACCAGAACCCCTTATATTAAATAGAGCGAGGTTGCGATAGTGCCGCCTAAGTAGTAAAATGTTGGCGGTATCCAGGTTGATAGAATGAGCGTGGTACTCGCTCCGATGGATACCGCAAGCCTAGCCTAGGGCAAGTATCATTAGGCCGTGGGGATGCCGCAAGAAAGTTCCACGTTAAGATACCGTTGCGGATAACATGAGGCCGGGAAACAGGCCTTACGCTTTGACAAAGCGTGCAGACGTGCGAACTCCGTAAACTACGGGGATGTTTGCGAAAGATTCCAGGATACCTTGGAGCTGGAAGCCGTAAACACGGTGAGGCGGTGAAAGCCCGCTATTTTTGTAAAGGGAGGGCAAGTGGATTACGGGGAGTTTCTAAAAAAGAAAACAGAAATAGATTATGATTGTGGATTTGATTACCCACTTGAATCGATTCACCCAATGTTACGCGAAGGCAAATGGGCATATGAGGCGGCAATAGTAAAGTGGGCAGTACGCAAGGGGCGGGCCGCACTGTTTGAGGACTGCGGATTAGGAAAATCTAAGCAACAGGTCGAATGGCTTAGAATAATTTGCGCTCACAATGGAACACGAGGTATTATTGTTTGCCCACTATCTATCGCCGAACAGACCATAGGCGAAGCCGAAGAGATAGATATATCTATTAAATATGTAACCGATCAAGGCCAATGTACCGATGACCCGCAAGGATTGTTCATAACTAATTACGAGCGTCTAGATCATTTTGATGCGTCACAATTCGGCGCAGTTGTACTTGATGAGTCATCTATTCTTAAGTCCGAAAACGGAAGAACTAAAAATCGCATTCTCGCTATGTTTCATGATGTTCCTTTTCGTCTTTCATGCACGGCCACGCCATCGCCGAATGACATTTCAGAAATGTCTAATCAGGTCGAGTTTCTTGGTATCATGTCTGCTAGCGAAATGCTGTCAAAGTTTTTTGTCAATGATTCTGCTAAAGGATCGGGGTGGCGACTTAAGGGACATGCCAAGTCAGACTTTTATCGTTGGATGGCCTCATGGTGCGTTTTTATTAGGCATCCATCTGATATCGGATTCTCAGATGAAGGGTTCGAGCTTCCACCGCTTAGTATTGATGCGATTTATACCGATGCTGAGTTTATCCCTGATGGCGAATTATTCCCAGTCGATAAAGTAAAAGGACTAACAGGGCGTATTGATGAACGAAGAAAGACAATCGAGAGCCGAGTTAATGCGATAGCGCCTATCGTTAATGCGTCTTCGGATCAATGGATTATATGGGCGGGGTTAGACGATGAGGCCAATTTAATTGCAAAAAAAATAGACGGCGCAGTTAATGTTTGCGGAAAGGATTCGATAGAGTTCAAAATTGAGTCAATGAATAATTTTAAGCATGGCAAAATAAAGGTGCTTGACACAAAAGGAAAGATCGCCGGGTTCGGAATGAATTTCCAAAATGCTCACAATATGGCAATGGTGGGCCTTAATGATTCATTCGAGCTTTATTATCAGCTCATACGAAGAGAATATCGATTCGGGCAAAAGTATCCAGTGAATGTAAAGATAGTTTTATCGAATGCGGAGCAGGGGATATTAGCTAATGTTATGCGCAAGGAAAAAGAAAATGCAGAGTTAATAGATGGTGTCGTTAAAGAAATGTCTGATTTTACGAAAGACGAAATCCAAACAGGGACAATGAGGTATGAGGATAAAATGGAAGTGAATACAGTTAAGGGCGAGCACTATACGGCAATGGAAGGCGATTCTTGCGAGACGATTAAGACACTTGATGATGAGTCGGTAGACTTATCTATTTTTTCTCCGCCATTTTTTTCTCTTTACACATATTCTCCTTCGATGCGCGATATGGGGAACTCACTTAATGACGAGGAGTTCTGGACTCATTTTATGTTCCTTATCCCTGAATTATTCCGGGTTATAAAGACAGGTCGTCTTTGCGCTGTCCATTGTATGCAAGTCCCGGCACTGCTAAACAAGGATGGCTATATCGGGGTTAAGGATTTTCGGGGAGATATCATCGAGCACTTTTCAAAGGCCGGATTCGTTTATCATGGCGAGTTTGTAATTCCCAAGAATCCGCAAGCACAGAGTATCCGCACACATTCTAAGGGGCTCACATTTACACAATTTGAGAAAGATTCGTCATGGTCTCGGCCAGCGCTTCTGGATTATGTTGAGATATTTCGTAAGCCGGGAGAACCAGAACAAAGAATTAAGAATGGCGACTTTGACGGATCGGACGTAACTCGCGATGAATGGATAGACATAGCATCGGGCATTCTTTCCCATGTCAGAGAGACTTATACTCTCAACACGATTAAATATGATGAAGACGAGCGCCATGTTTGCCCACTCCAATTGGATGTTATTGATATCATTGTTAGACTTTATTCAAACAAGGGTGAAAAGGTTTATTCTCCGTTTGGCGGAATTGGATCGGAGGGGTACAAAGCCATTATTGATGGCAGATATGCTATTCTTGGAGAATTGAAACCCGAGTATTTTAAGCAGATGGTTGACAACTTAGATAAGGCAGAGTTTGAGCTAAAGCAAAACAATAATGATCTTTTTAGTAAGGCCGTGAATGAATAAGCCCACCTTTTACGATAGCGATGCCGAGCTTTCAGTTTTAGGCTCATCCATCCTAGACAATAGCTGTATCGAAGTATTGCGCGAAACTTTGAAGCCAGAAGACTTTTATACCCAGTATAATGTTTTGATATGGGGGGTTATTCTTTTTCTGTCGCATGATAAAAAGCCGGTTGATATTGTAACCATTAACGACGAGGTGAGGAATAAAGGGCTAGATATTTCACCGGCATACATTGCTAGTCTAACAAGCAATACAGTGTCCTCGGCCAATGTTTCATTTTATGCCGATATAGTTAAAAAACATTCAATGCGAAGGTCGATGTATAAAAAGCTTCATGAATCGCTTGTGAGTTTGAAGGATACGACTAATGATCCGTCATCTATTGCGCTGGATGTGAGCAAGAGCGCTAGCGATATAGCTACAAGCACGGCTCAGTGTGATTATAAAACGATGGGCGAAGTTATCCCTCAGTCGATTGCCAAAATGAAACAATGGGTAGAGCATCCAGGGGCATTGAGTGGGTTACCTACTGGATTAAAAAGCATAGATGATATGACTTCGGGATATGAACCGGATGATTTTATTATTTTAGCCGCTCGCCCTAGCCTTGGTAAGACGGCATTGATGCTAACATGCGCTGATTCGTTGGCTGTAGATCAAGGAATACCAACCGCTATATTTTCATGCGAGATGGGCGAGGGGGCCATGAATCTACGCGAGATTGCAATGAGGTCAAGGATATCGACTAGACGCATAAAGCTAGGACATATTACTCCATCAATGATGACTAACATTATGACGGCATGCGCATCAATTGAGTCTGCACCTCTTTATATTAACGATATGTCAAATATCAAGCTAAGTTCATTTAAGGCGTCGGCGAGGAAATTGATTTACGAAAAAGGCGTCAAGATTATTTTTATTGACTATTTGACGCTTATGGATGCTGAACAGCCTAAACTTCCTCGATGGGAGCAAGTATCATACATATCTAGAGAGCTAAAAGCATTCGCGAGAGACTTTCATATTCCTGTCGTAGCGCTTTCGCAATTAAAAAGAGACGCCGAAGGGAAACAGCCTAATCTCGCAGACTTGCGCGAGTCAGGGGCGCTAGAGCAAGACGGAGATATAATATTTTTCCTTCATCGTCCGAAGCCTCCCGAATTAAACGCCGAAATTGTCGAAATGGAACTGATATGCGCAAAACAACGCAATGGTCCAGTAGGATTGACAAAGATAAACTATTTGACGACGATAACGAAGTTTGAAGACGTGCAATCGCCCACTTGAAATGATTTTAATAATGTGTTATAGTTGGGAGTTGGCAAACGGTTTTAGGTACAAAAAGGAGTCTAATTGAATATCATTTCTATTGACCCATCTCTACGCTCTTGTGGCTTTTATGGCTCGCGTGATTTCGGTAACGATTCATCTTTTTCGATACAAGAGAAAGGCGACCGCATTCAAGTTCTTGGTTTATTTTTGCGAAGATTTGAGGAGCAAGCAAAGTATTACGATGCGCTTTTAATCGAGGACTATGCCTTTAGCCGGCATTCGCAATCGGTTACAGTGCAAGCAGAAGTAGGGGGTCTCGCGCGTGCCGCATTTTCTGCCGAAAATAAACCGGTTATTGAAGTGGGTATTTCGACCTGGAAATATATCACGGGAATATCCGGCAAGAAGGCGACCAAAAAGGAACGGGCTGATTATATTGATTTAGTGTATAAAAAGTTTGGGCAAGGCTTTGATTCTACCGATTCTGCCGATGCTTGGATGATTTACTATTCGTGCGCGATGATTGCGGCTAACAATATTTTACCGACAGAACCCACCGAAAGGCTAAGGCTAGAAATGGATAAGAAAGGCATAGTGTTTAATACCCTCTTGACAAAGAACGGGAAGGTATGATATATTTCTTTCGGAGGCGATGCTAAAGTAAGACGAATACGGCCTATACACAACTGGCCGCATCTGCTTGCCTAGCTATTGACGGTTCACTCGTGGACTAGTGGGTTCAATTCCCATCACCTCCATCGGTAGTTATCTAGGATTCTGCCGTTAGGGCGTCAATAAGACGTGCGCCTAGCCTAGTAGGTACCAATTGCCGGATAGCAATCGCGCTAGGGAGTTAAGTCGCGGGACTAGCACGACGGTGGAAAGACACTAGGAGGCCGACCGAAGTTCGGCTATTTTATTAACTTGATTTAGGGGGCTGTATGGCATTGAACATTTTGGTAGACTACATACGCAATAACAAGGAATGGCGGGCCGAGCTTTCAGCTAAGCCTTATTGTATATCTATAAAAGATGATGGGCCATATACTTTGTTTAGTTATAATCAAATTGACTCAGATTTCAAACTTCCGATAGTGCAAGTCTGTCGCGGTATTATTCTAAGGGATTGCGAATCTGGCGATCCAATAACAGTGTGTCATGCCTTCGATAAGTTTTTCAACTACAATGAACCTAACGCGCATTCAGTAGATTGGAATACGGCGAGGATTCAAGAGAAAATTGACGGGTCTATAATAAAGGTATGGTTCGATGACGGGGCTTGGCATATATCCACTAATGGCGTAATCGATTCCCATAATGCCGGGTCGCAGATTCCGCAAGTTGGGCTAGAAACGTACTACGATTTATTTACTCTTGCGGCTAGTAATTCGGGCCTGGATTATAATAAACTAAGGGCTAATACTACATGGATTTTCGAGCTTGTTTCGCCATGGAATCGCGTGGTTGTACCGTACAAAGAGACTGGAATATATCATATCGGCGCGAGGGATAATTTAACCGGGCTAGAGTTTGATGAGGATATTGGAATACGGAAACCGTGCAAGTATGATTTTGCGTCATGGGAAGATATGGTAAAAACGACAGCCGAGCTTCCGTTTGATCGCGAGGGGTATGTAGTAGTCGATAGTAAATGGAATCGGGTTAAGGTTAAATCTTTAGCCTACTTGCAAGCGCATCATATTAAGAATAACGGAAGCGTAAACCCGGATAGAGTGTTGGAGCTTATACGCTCGGGAAATGATTCGGAGTTTGTCGATTACTTCCCTGAGTACAAGGATCATTTTGATAAAATCCGCGCTCGCTATATTGAGTCGCTTGATTATCTAAATAAGACATTAGTAACCGTTACAAGCAAAAAGATGGACGGAAGAAAGGATTTTGCATTGTGGGTTATGTCAACGGTGCATGAGAAAATGCGAAAGTATTGCTTCACATGGTACGACGGGAAAGAAAAGGAAACGTGGGCTAAGTTTAATTCTTGTGATTACGACGGGTTAATATAATGGATGATAAGCCGATAGCCGTATTTTATGCCTACGATAACGAAACGATGGAACTTTATTCCCATGCGCTAGGGTATTCTTTGGCGCTCGCTGAAATAAAGGAAGTATTGCGAAGGTATCTAAAATATGGGCATACATTCAAGACGATTGACGAGGCTATAGAAACGATACGAAATGAACTAGGTGATTTAGAAAACGATTATCACTTGCCAAAAGATTGAGGTAACGAATGGACGAAAAGACAGCGAACGATACACCGGATGCACCTATCCCCTACAATCCTAATCGGCATGAGCGAAGGTTTATCGAAAAGCAGTATAGGAAACAATACGGTAAAGAGTCCTTGAAGATTTTCAAGGCTGAGTATAAGAAAGCAGTGGCGGAAGCCAAAGGAGAAGGAAGTGCATTATCGTAATGGGCGCGAGGCCAAGAACGGGGACAAGATCGTACAACTAGACTGGGATGCCGGGCAGGTAGTAGGTTTCGGAGAGTTAGCCAATGCAGTCGCCGGAGGTGATTATTGCAATGGAAGCTTGGAAGAGGTTCCATTCGAGCGTGTGGCTTGTCTATGTGATTGTTTGCATGTAGACGACTTAGCGGCAATTCTTGCAGAGAAGGGGCTCGATAAGCGCCCCGATGGAAAGTAGCCAGAGTGAAACAAGACTATATCGAAGAGCGCAAGAAACTATTCGCTGATAATAAATCGGATCAAGAGGAACCGGAACCGCATGAGCCCGATTATAAAAGTAAGGATGGCCCATTTGATTATGGTATTAAGCGGGCTGTTAACATTCTCCGGGAAAACAATATAGAAACGTGTCAATCATGCGAGGGTGGGCCGGGACATGCGTATCCTGAACCCACGGTCGATTTTATTGGTTCTTATGGAGAAGGATTCCGCGCGCTTTCGGTTTGTTTTGACAATGGGCTTCCTGTTTTAGAGCTTAAGCGAGTATGGTCTATGAATGGCTCCGAACCGGAGGGGCCAATATGGCAGATTACTTTTAGACGTAGGATGAAGCCGCGAGCGAGCGACTTAGCAAATAAGTGGATTGATATTGGAGGCAAGAAGTGAACACGAAGCAGGTAGCAGAGTCTAAGGGCTGGACAATCGACGAAGCCAAGCGTAGGGCTAAGGCAATCGGCAAGGAATTGAAGCGCGGTAGGGCTGGCACGTCCTATACCGACGAGGAAGTGGCGAAGATGGAGGAGGTCAAGTAGTGGAACGTATCGGAAAGGCTAGATTTGCTAGAAATGTCGGGGAGTTGCGGGCAGCGCTTGCCGACATTCCAGATGCCACTCTTTTTTTCTCTATGGATGATGATCCAGTTTTTACCGTAGAGATTTGGGAATTGAAGGAAGATCAAGACACGATGTCCTACGAAGAGGAATCGTATAAAGATGTTCCCGATTTTATTAGGGTTACTATCGAAACGGATGGCGGTGAAGATGTGTATGGGGACGATTAGGGCGATGATTTTGATGGAGAGGAGTAATTAATATGGCAAACATTACTGTAGAGTTTGAGGTTGGTGATGTGGTTTTTCTTATTAGTGGCGGTCCCGGTATGACTGTTTTTGCCATTGACAAGGAGAAAGGAACGGTTACGGCGACTTGGTTTGAATGTACTTGTGCTGGCACTTGGGTGGGCGAGCCTAGGACAGCTATTTTTAATGCAGATACTTTGCTTGTAGAAGAGGATTAAGCTAGCTAGCGCGTCATGGTATTAACTGTGGCGCGCTAGTGGGAAAAAGTGCTCTTAATTGGGTATTATATATAAGGGGGATTGTGTGAACGCTAAAAAGGGTAATAATGAGTGATTCGCAAGAGTTTAGGGCATGGCGATATAGATATGGTAAGCCAGAGATAGTAGGATATTACACTATCTTTGATATTTTGTATGGCAAAGCTTCCGGTTTAGGGGTTATTTCGTTTGATAGGTTTATTGGGCAATTAGATAAAAACAGAAAGAAAATATTTGAAAGTGATATAGTCAAGGCGTGGATTGATTTGGGCCTTGGTGGTGAAGCGCAGTATACTTTTGAAGTAAAAATAGACCCGGCGTGGGGGTGTAATATACAGCAATGGAACTATAACGAATACGGGTATCTCCCGGAAGTTTTAGGGAATACCCTCGAAAATCCAGATTTATTGAAGGTTGATAAATGACAGACTCACTCCGGGTGACACCCGATGATATATTTGACCGTCAATTAGCAAAAAATGAAATATGGACCTACCCATCCAATATGAAAGGTGCGGCTGTTTCGGTCTATCAGACTTTAGCCTCGCTTCGATACGGCGCACAATACGGAAAGGCGTACGGAATGCAGGGCAATTGTTTTGCTATTCCTACGGTCGATAAAGATATGAGGAATAAGCTGTCGCTTCCACGAATTGCGCATTTTGTCGACAAGTTTATCTCAGAGGCTACAGCTAATCCCGGCAATCGGTATTACGTTGTAGGGTTTGATTATTGCGGGCTAGGTTCGTGGCCGGTGTGGGCAATCGCTCCGCTGTTCGGGAAGTGTGCAACTTATGAAAATGTATTTTTGCCTTTGAAGATTTGGGAAAATATAAATAAGGATGTACAATGAGAGTATTAGTAGCTTGCGAAGAAAGCCAAGCGGTTACTAAAGAGTTCCGACGGCTAGGGCATGAGGCATATTCTTGTGACTTGTATCCATGTTCGGGCGGTCATCCTGAATGGCATTTACAGCAAGATGTTATCCCATTGCTTCAAGAAAAATGGGATATGATAATAGCCTTCCCAACTTGCACATATTTGACTAATGCGGGTACTAGACATTATAGCCTTAGAATAAACCCCCCCGAAAAGGTAGAGTCCCGGAAACTAAAAAGAGATGCCGCTGCGCGATTCTTTATGATGTTTGCCAATGCGGATTGTGCGAAAATAGCAATAGAGAACCCAGTCGGATATATGAATAGGGCATATAGAAAGCCCGATCAAATTATTCATCCTTATTACTTTGGCGATGACGCTAAAAAAAGAACGTGCCTATGGTTAAAGGGGCTCCCTCTTTTACTGCCTACTAATATGCTCCCTGAGCCTAAGCCTATGTATATTTGCGAAGGCGAGAAGTGCAAGGGAAAGAAAATAGGATGGTGCGAAGGAATGCGCAATGTTAAAGGCGGGCAAGAGGAAAGAGCAAAGGCCAGAAGTAAGACATTCCCTGGAATAGCTAAGGCGATGGCTGAACAATGGGGGAATCTATGAAATCTGACGCAATATTAGAAAAGCTAGAAGCTCTAGCAAGCCAAGCCGAGAAAGAACTAATGCTTGAAAGTACAATGCGTATACGTGCGGCTCAATTATGCGGATATATCGAGGGATTAAGAGACGCTATGAAACTATTTGAAGGAGAAAACAATGTTTGACAAGAAAGACAAAGAAGTTGGCAATGAAGCGGAAAAAGTTGACAATCCGGCTACGACTGAGGAGAAAATACCTGAAATTAAGGAAGAGTACGTCAAGCCCGATCCTAACGCTTGCTCTTGTGGTGGAACCTATGTACTTGTAGGCAGAAGTCAAGATGCTCACAAGATTCATTCTGTTTATGAGTGTGATTTATGCAAGACTAAACGGCATGAAAGCAATGCTAAGTAAGGAGTAAATAGAAATGGCAACACAAGAAAAGAATATTTCCGTAGACGGTAGTTTTAAGCTCAGGATCGGCGAGACTGAAGTAATTTTATCCAAGGAAGAGGCCCAAAGGCTGTATGGGAAATTATATCAGGCACTAGGAAAGAGTAGTGTAACCTATACCAATGTTCCAGCCGTAGGGTATACAGTTGGCGGTTATACTACAAGCTTGCGGGATTCCATTAAGAATCTTGCCTTTTGCGGAGATTTGTAACCAATCCTAGTCAAACAACAAAGGTACCAAGGGAATGGATATACTGCTAGATAATGAAGGCTACAAGCAATCTCTAAATACCATACGGGCTTATTTTACCGGTAGATGTAAAACTGGAATATGTTATCCTCTTATATGGGAAGTATCCTTTATTAGGGAATTAGCCGGGGAAGGCATAGATGCTAATATCCTATCCGATAGCGGAACTATTACAAGCCGCATTATAGATAGGCGATTACTGTACTATAAATGGCACAATGCAAAGGAATAAATTATGAGTGACGAAGTAAACGAAATGGTAAAAGAAAAGACATGGCAAGAGTTTAGGGATGCCGGGCTACTTTTGCTTGTCAATCAATTCTTGCATATCTTTGGATGGGCCTTGGTTGTAGAAGTAGACGATCAAGATACTAACGGCCCGGTTATTAGGTGTTATCCGGCCAGGGTGAAGTTTAGGGGCTTTGATGATAAGTCAACCTCCGAAGCCTATGCTAAAATATCTAGGTATATGAAAGATAACGGAAATGAATTATACAAGGAAGCAAAGGAATAGATTATGTCAGATGATATCAAAACAGACGAGACGGAAGAGCAAGAAATAAAGAGAAATAAAAGAGAAAATTATGGCAGTTAATCCGAATAGTTTGGCGAATCTAGTACCCTTCTCGAGCGAAAACCCGCCTAAGAATCCAGGGCGCAAGCCTTCTGCGCTTAATGCTTTTATTAAGGATAGCGGTATATCAATAGATGACGTGCGTCGAGTAATGAAAAATGTAGTCTTTGAAAAGAATCAAGAAGAGCTACAAACGTTATTGACTGATAAAGGCCAGCCCATGCTAGTGCGCCTTTTGGTTAAGGCATTTTTGACCGATTTCTCGAATGGCCGACTAGACAATATAGAAAAGCTTCTTGACCGGATATATGGCAAGTCTACGCAAATGACCGAAGTAAAGGCATCTATTGATTCTGGACATATGGATTCGTCTCTTGTGCCAGACGAGATCATGGAAAAGATACTAAATAAATATGTTGACGGCATAGACGGAAAGATTGTTGGTAAAGAGGGCAATAATGAGCAAGACGATAGCGATAAGATGTAGTGGCGCTGATACTATAGCGATTGATGATCTAAGAGCCTTTCAGGGAAGCATAAAAAAACTATCTAATAAAAACCTTTCTAGCTTAAAACTAAGAATAGTTAGCGATGGGTTTATAGCTCCGATTTTCATATGGAATAATGAAGATAACAAAATGATATTAGATGGGCATCAAAGGCTTTCGGCTCTTACTTCATTACAACGCGATGGATGGGATATACCACCGATACCTGTCGTCTATGTAGATGCTAATGATGAGGAAGAGGCGAGGCGTATGCTTTTGTCCATAGCCTCTCAATATGGGGAATGGCAAAAAGAAGAGCTTGATATATGGCTAAATGATATAGACGCTTCTATTGTCGAAACATTGAGACTTGTAGACGAAAGTATTCTTGAAAACAAAGACGATAAGGATCAAAAAACAAAGACAATAAACTATGATAGCAAAATAGAGCTTATCGTTACTTTGCAAAACGAGATTGAAGCCGAGGACTTGTATACTGAATTAACAGGGAGGGCAATGGTATGCCGCATTTCAACACTTTAGGGGAATATGGAATTGTATACAAATGTAGCAATGTTACCAACGGTAAAACATATATAGGTCAAACCGTTGTTTCATTGAGTAGTAGAAAGTCGCAACACGAATATTATGCTAATAAAAATGCAAATAAAGACAAGTTTCATGCCGCTATCCGTAAATATGGCGAAAATTGCTTTGTCTGGGAAATTATAGATTATGCCAAAGACAGACATGATCTTGATGTAAAGGAAATATATTGGATTGAATACTATAATTCTGTTCAAGATGGGTATAATTTAGAAAGCGGCGGCGGTGCTGGCATACCGTGCAATGAATCTAGAGAAAAAATGAGACAATCCGCCATAGGCAATAAAGGGCATCTTGGGTTTAAGCATTCCAAAGAAACTAAACAAAAAATGAGCATTTCCCAGAAAAGCAATCTTCATTTACCCAAGTCTAAGAAGGGTATGACATGGAAACTAATAAACAATAAAAGAATATGGTTAGAGATGGGTATTACACATGAAGTTTAACATTATAAAACATAACGAAATAGGCACTAAATCTTTCCGCGTTGCCCAATTATACGATCAATTCGATCTTAATGAAAACAAGTTTGATGAATGTTTCATCGGAGATATAGAACCGCCCGATTTTTGGAATATAGGCGTTATCGTTGGCAAATCTGGCACTGGAAAAACAACGATAGCAAGAGAACTATTCGGAGAATACTTCGCAGACTTTGAATATTCTGCCGCGTGTGTAGTGGATGACTTTGATAAAAGCATACCGAGTACAGAGCTTTTCGGCGTTCTTTCATCGGTTGGCTTTGCCTCTCCTCCGTCATGGCTTAAACCATACGGCGTACTTTCAAATGGCGAAAAAATGCGGGTTGATTTGGCGAGAGCTATTTTACAAAAGCAAGAGATAATAATATTCGATGAATATACTTCTGTAGTTGATAGAGAAGTAGCGCAGATAGGGAGTCTTGCGCTACAGAAAAGCGTCCGCAGATCTAATAAGAAGTTTATAGCAGTCACTTGTCACTATGATGTAATAGAATGGCTAGAACCGGACTGGGTATTTAATACTGATACGATGGAAATGCAAATTACAAGGGGGTCGGTTCGTCGGCCGAAAATTAGTATCGAAGTACGAGAGATTAAGGGATACTGGGAAATGTTTCGGCGTTATCACTATTTAAGCCACGATATAAGTAAGGCATCGCACGAGTTTGTGGCATTTATAAATGATAAACCTATAGCCTTTTGCGCGGTCATTAACTTTCCCCATCCCGATATTTCACCCATGCGGAAAATACATCGGGTTGTAGTATTGCCAGACTATCAAGGAATAGGAATAGCTTCTCGAATGATGGAATTAATAGGCGATGACTATGTAAACAAAAAAGAATACTTCGGTATTACTACGAGCCTAAATGGGTTCGCTAAATCAATGATGCGGAATAAGAACTGGCAGCTAATACGAGCAGGAAGAATCGCACCTAACGCTGGAATAAAAACGCTTAACAAAACATTGTCAGCTAATCGGAATACATATTCCTTCCGGTATGTCCCAAAACGAGAGAGCCCCGCGAATGTCTAGGATCGGATGCACAAATAACTCGGGCTTACGTAGTACCCAGTGCCAATATCCCGACATGGCCCATTCGCTTGCACTACCCTGTATGCAGTCTACTATTTCAATAGAGCCGATGATTGCAGAGCACGGTGAGGGACAAATAATGCGAGGAACAAAATCGCGTTTATCGATGCCCGCCGCAGAGTGTATGAGTATGCGCCCTCGGAAAGAAGTCCGCCACGATCGATTCTCGACATCTTTCTGTCCCGAGCATATTAGATATGCCCAAGGGTTTTTTATTGTTATCGCTTTCATTAGACAATTTTACACTATTTGGTATTTCTTGTCAAGGAGAAAAACAACATATGTTTACATATAAAATATATATAGGTGTGAATAATCTATGATGAATCCACAAGATCAAGCATTCCTTATAGACAAATGTTCAAAAGACTTCTACCGATTTTGTCGTGTGCTTAAGCCTCGGTTCTATCTTCCGCATAGGAAGCATTTATATACTCTATGTCATACACTACAAGACTTCTATGAGGGAAAGCTACTCGATAAAGACGGTAGGCAAGTAAAGAAGCTCATGCTTAACACCGCCCCGCGTGTGGGTAAGACCCTAACCGTCGATATGTTTAGCCAATGGATATTCGGAAAGAATAACCTAGATTCGATTATCCGCGTTTGCTACAATGAAACCCTTTCGGGGCGCTCGGCTAAAACTGTTCGCGATGGCATACAAGAGATAAAAGCCGATTCTGGCAGAATAGTCTATAGTGATATTTTTCCGAACACTAAAATAAAGTATGGCGATGCAAGCTATCAGATGTGGTCGCTTGATGGTTCTCCGTTTTCCTTTCTTGCTACTTCGCCTACCGGAACTATGACGGGGGTTGGATGCAAGTGGGGAATGATTGATGATTTGATTAGGGATGCCAAAGAGGCATTTAATGATAGGATACTAGAAGAGCATTTGGAATGGTACGATAATACCTATAGCTCGCGCCTTGAAGCCGGGGCTAAGGAATTGTTAGTAATGACGCGCTGGTGCGCAAATGATCTTTGCGGAAAACTACTAGCGCGCTCGCCGGATGATTGGCACGTTATAAAAATGCCAGCGCATAATGAAGACAATACGATGCTTTGCCCGGATATCCTCGATCTGAAAACTTACGAGTCAAGAAAGCTCCACGCCGATCCTATGATATTTTCGGCCAACTACGATCAAGAACCGTTTGAAAACAAAGACAAACTATACGGCGAGTTTAAGATTTACGAAACGGTGCAAGAAAAGTATGAAAAGATAGAAGCCTATTTTGATACAGCGGACGAAGGAAACGATTATCTAGCTGGAATTGTAGTAGGCGTAAAAGACGGAATAGGAGATGTACTTGATTTAATGTATACGCAAGATTCCATGGAATTGACCGAACCGCAAAGCGCGTTAATGCTAACTAATAATAAAGTAAACAAAGCAGTAATCGAAAGTAATAATGGAGGGCGTGGATTCGCTCGTAATGTAGAAAAACTAATGAGAGATAATGGAAACACTTTTACGCAAGTAGAATGGTTTCATCAGGGCGAGAATAAAATGGCGCGTATTTTGTCGAATGCAACTTCGGTGACTAATTGTCTAAGATTCCCGAAAAACTGGAAAGAAGCATGGCCACAAGTTTATGGGGAATTGTCTTTGGCAAGCCGTACTAGAAAAATGGCGCACGACGACATCGAGGATGCGTTGACAGGGGTTATAGAAAAGATCATCGGAACCAAGAAAAGTTTCAATGTCTGGTAAACTACTATACAACCGTTAAGTAAAAAATCGATCAAAATAAGTACGATTTATTGATTATTTTGTTGACACGAATCTCCCGCCGTGCTACATTATATATAGAGATTGATGAGGGAGGACGAAATGACAAAGGTTACGACTAAGGCGAGCAAGTACGGACCGACCAAAGTTTACGAAGGTTTTTATAATGGCAAAAATTACAACGGTAAAATATATCTGAATGGCGCTCGCGAGCACAACAATTACGTAGTAATCAACGGCGAGGAGAGCTGCAAAAAGTCGGTAGAGTTTGCGGTTGATGATATTGATACTATCGAGATTGACAAGTCTAGGATGGTTACCGGCAAGCTCCCGACTACTACGGCGGGGTGGATGCGTGAGATGGAGCGCTCGGAGCGCTAAAGATTAAAGAGTGCGGACGACAAAGGGCGTCGGCTTATTGTTTTTACAAGCGCATAGGAGGCGCAAACAGATGAGTACACCGGCTAGCTACAGTAGGGTATTGGTCAAGGAGTGGACTGACTACGAAAAGGTCGGGATTTGGGACAATTGCAAGTGGTCAGTACGGCTCTATGAAGACAGGGCGGTATACAAGGGCAACACAGTACGGTGGTCTAACAATTCCGGCTCGCTTGCCGATGTACATGAGCGCTGGACGGGAAAGATTGTCGAGACGCTCAAGCAAATCGCCCGAGAGGAAATTGAAGACGAGGCCGACTATACCGATAAGGTCTACGAATTTACACGCGACGATTACTAAAAACTAACAAAGCGAACTCAATAAGGCGTCTCACCCGAGGCGCTTTATTTTTAGGCTTGACAAGAATAGGGGAAGTATGATAGGATAACGCAAGGGGTATAAATATGATAATTGGCGGCAACCTTTCTGATTATACTTTAGATTCTGCAAGGCGCTGGCCTAGTAAGACGGGCGAAAAGAGAAGTATGCATGTATCGATAGAATCGTGGGTAGGTAGTGCGCCCGGTGCATCTCACTACCGGGTTATTGTAAATGAGGAAAAGAACGCGATATGGGACGAGCATGATGGGGCGTGGCGCGAGTGTTGGGATGAATTAGACAAGGGCGATCAGTTTTCGGCTACTGTTACTAATCGAGCCGAGGCGGAAAGAATAGCCAAAACATTTGTTAAATGGGCATCGCATGGAGAGCCTGGCCGTGATGTTTGGGGCGGTGGTTGCTTTCCCGTTGAAGGTATAACTACCACTAACGGGAAGTATCAAAGAGTGCTAGGATAGAGGAACATGGAGGCGAATAGATGAGCAAGTACTACTTAGCATCGCATGAGCAATTCGACCGAGAAAAAATATATACTATTTACAAACGATCAGCCCCGGCTGATATCTTTTGTTTTAGGGGTAATATTTTAGAGTGCAAGGCATGGATAGAACTTGATGCGCTGGGATACATGGAGGTTTAGCTATGGCTATACAAAAGGCAAATGAGTTAGCTATCCAGATTTCGGGATTGATTTCTGGAATGATTGAATGGGACGGATACGTTACAGACAGCACGCATGTAACTGTAGCCGATTTAATCCGAGCTGATCGCAAGGCAGTAATAGAGGAAGCGAAGGCATATTTTACAGCCAATCTAAAAATATTTCACCTTTTTATCGATTTTCTCTTGCAATTATCCGAGAATGATATATACTATTATTAAGGTTGATTGATAGGAGGATCACATGAAGGCTAGCCAAGTTTACAAGATGATTAAAGATGGGGAACACGTTGAAGTATGCGCCATTTCTGCCCCGCTACAAATGCTAAGGTACGAAGTCAATGGCGATAAAATACGCTATGATGTAGGCGAGAAGCTAATGAACTCCTGCCCTACGGGAACGTTTGCGAAGCCTAATAGGAATATGTACACTACTATCCGGGCATGTGTTTACAATTAGGCCAATTATCCGAGATATAGATATAATTAGGGTATCAAGAGGAGGTAAGTATGCAGTATTCTGACGAGCTACTTTGCGATGCGAAGACTTTTCTGATTTGGCTTATCGAGACTAAAGCCTAATTACTCTATCTATACCAAGGAGGAAGGACATGAAAGACAATAAGCTAGAAGTAGGCGATGAGCTGTACTATATCAACTCTGGGCAGGTAGTTTACGCAGGTAAAGTAAATCGGGTTACAAAGACTTTAGCGTTTACTAAAAGATTTGCTTATTACATAGACATGGAGCACGGTTATACAACCAGGCGGGGTGCCGAGAGATTGTGCCATGATATGTATTATCTGCTCGATGCTGATAAAAAAGCGGAGATAGTCAAACAACGGGCAAGATATAGTTTGGAGCGTCCTCTTACAGATATATTTGGACCATCATCTTATGAGGCGGTTAAGAGATTGACAGATTCCCAGCTATCGCGCATAATAGGGATACTAGAGGAGGAAGGCAAGCCGTGAATGATATAGTTGACCCCGAGAAAGGCGATGTAGTTGCCTGGTTTAACTCAAAAGATGAAATAATAATTGGACGTTTTGGTTTTGAGCTTACACAAGGCGATGCCGTTGTTATTATGCACAATAAAACACTACAAGAAAAGATGGCACTAAGGCGACGGTTAATCGTCGATGTATCGGAGTAATTTCAAGGAGGTCTCTAATGCCGAGTGAGAAGGAAATAGAAGAGGCTATCAAGTGGATCAATAAATCCCACGAAGCTAATATGCGAGATCTTGGGTATGATAATTACTCGAGGTTTGCATCAATTATGGTCGAAGCCTATCTTTCCATGAAATCCGAGCGAGAGGAAATAGCAAAGGAAAATGAAAAGCTCCGAAAAAATGCGGCTAATGTTATTATTGAAGAATTGGTCTATAAAGACGGCCAATTCGATGCAACAATGAAGACCGGATTCGGGCCTATTCTCGCCGCGTTTGTTCGTGAAATGATGAAAGCGCACGGAGGAGAAAACTTCGTGACTACTTCGCTATCTTTCGCCGACGATACGGATGCCTATTATCTCACCTTCGGGCGAAAGTTCGGAAAGACTGTAGATGAAAAATACGTTGAAGTTTGTGCCGAGCGAGACAAGTACAAGGAGATAGTAGAGAAGGATACGGAAGCCATAAACTCGCTTAGTAGATATTACCTTAACTCTAAGGGGTTCGATTTAGGGGCTGGGCTTTTTCTTATTCCGGATTACAATGATGAAACAATTAAGCCGGTGAAAGAAGCTATCGCCCTTCGCGACAAAAAGGAGGAATAGGAAATGAAAGTAACTGGCACTAAATCGGTAATGCGTAGTTTGGCGAGCCTTATCAAGAGGCTAGAAAAAGACCGCGATGACTTACGGGAATTGCAATATCAGGTCAATGATTTGCTTGAGGACAAGGACGAGGATATCGCCGATCTTGAGCGCGTTCTTGATTCTCTTAGCCGTTATGTCTAAGGAGGCCCTTTAATGTCCGATCAGGTGATTTTCACGAAAGAGGAAGTAGAGAAAATAAGGGAAGTATTACAAAATCATTCCGGGAAGGATGGGCACATAAACTATGATACCTTTGAAGCTATGTTTATTCTCGACTCTCCGCGCCCTAGGCCGAAAGTGCCCATATCTATGTTACAATATGCGGCTTCCGCAAGCCTTGGCCTCCGTGATGAAATTGTAAAAGGTGATTGCTATGATTTTGCTAGAATTATTAAGCATTGCGGTTTTGACGTAGAAGACTAGGAGGTACTATGAAAATTTGGATTGTTTTTGATTCGATTGTTTGGATTTTATGCGCGACATGTGTTGGTCTTTATGTCACCGCATCGAGGACTTGGAACGCAGGCACATATTTATGTGCCATAAGCGTTGTGCTATTACCGATATCAATGGTAATGCGTTGGAAGAGTAAGAGGGGTCTATGACCGAGATAATGAGCGCGGAAGAGTTTGCGAGGGAAACAGAAGATATTGTTTTGCATGCCTATTGCGGAGAAGACGGTTGGAGCATAGATCGAATGCTATCCGAACTAGTTGCTCTCACCAAGTCTCGTGACTCTGCCATCATAGAGAAGTGCAAAGAGGCGATAATAAATCGAGGGGCTGGTATTAGTAAAGGGACGCCTAATGATGCTATGAGCGATGCGAAGTTGCAATCTTTAGTATTCGCTCTCGATACCGTCCTATCCGATATAAACGGAGGCAAGTAGAATGAAGTTTAGGCCGCAATATGCAATTATTAACTTAGGGATAGAAGTGCTTTTTGTCGGTATTACAATCGTCAAGATTTTGACATGGGGGCAGGTTGGAGCATCTTGGGGAATAAGCCTAGCTCTGAAACAATTGTCTATACCGGCTGAATATTATGGGGAGGCCGACTAATGGACTATACAAAAGAAGAGATATACAAAGACCTAGGCTCTCTATTGCGAACCTACTATTCCTGGAATAGCGGGGTGCATTGTAACGACAAAGATCCCGAGCAAGAAGGGCATTTTGTTCTTTCTTTGTGGGATAAATATTTTCCCAATGGCAGTGAAGCATTTGAGTGTCCAGAGGGAATAATATCAGATGAGCAATGGAAAGAACTTAGAAGCAAGATATTCAAGAAGGGGAAATAAATGGAATATAGCCAGGCTGACGTAGACAGGATACTAAAGGCAAGCGAGAAGGAATTATGGGCTCCTGATTTTATGGCTGATTTGCCCGTATGGGAAGAAAGGGCTATTCTCGCCGAAGAGGTAAAGAGACTAAGGGCAAAAGTTAAGCTCTTGACTAATTTCTTTAAGCTATGATATAATGCTGAAAAGATAGGAGGGAATATGAAAGTACAGGCGGTATCTATAGACCTCGAAGCCTTTGGCGCACAATTTGCAAACATGGACAGCACGGAGCAGGCTTTGTTTTTTAAGGGTTTGGCCCGCGAGCTTATATGCTGGAAATCAGAGTATAATGTGCAAATGCAATTTAACCATGTTGCGAACGAACTAAAGGAAGATGAAAAGAAGGCGCTATATAATGCGCTAGGATGCTTATGGTTTAAGTCATAGGAGGGAATATGCTTGTTTATATTGCAATCGTGTTGACGCTGGGTGTTTTAGTTTTATTACGCATACTATATCTAGTAGCCTTTAACCAGGCTGCCGGGACAAAGGCTCTCATGGGTGCAATAGATCGATTGCGTGGGATAAAATGATAACCGTTTTATACTTTATGACAACCGGATGGGCTTGTCCCGCATGCGCTGGAATGAAACCTCACATTATCGCAGTCTGCAAGGACATGAATGTCAAGCTAGAAACAATCGACATATCCAAGCCCGATGGCGAGCCCGTGGGGATGCAGTACAATGTATGCGGTTTGCCTACTGTGGTAGTGCTTCACGATGGTGAAATGGTGGGTCGCATAGACTCGGGGGTGACTCGGCAAGGCGTGATTGATTTGATTAAGGCGGCGAGGGATGACTGATTTTGAAGAGTTTCGTAAGGAAGAGATAAAAGAAACAGCTCGGTATTTTCAATTTCCCGAGGAAAAGTTAGCGAATCTAAGCGGGACTTTTACTGGTGATGCCTTTCGCGCTCAGAAATATTGGGATGCAATCGAGTGCCGAAGGGAAGATTAATGCCAGTTGACGTACCTTGCATTTACAATCATCATGGAGCATGGTGTAAAAATGAAAAGGTAAAATTATCGGCATACGGCCTAGGCCCGCGTCACTGTTTAGAGTACGATGAATTAAAGCGGGAGTGCCCGTATATGTATTTGCCTGTATTGGCTAAGAAAATAAAGGAGAGCAAAGTATGAAGTTTCTTTATCTGCTTTACGTCTCGGTTTATTCTCTCATCGGAATTGCTGGCGTAGCTAGTTCAACCTGGCAGATGTGCAAGGCTAAGACTAAGAATGCCGTCGCGGGCTGGGTTACTGCTTGGCTTTTCTTTGCCGGTCTACTTGCGCAGTTTGTAGCAATCGGTATACAATTGATTGGAGGGTGAGTAGTGAAAGTTAAAGACATGCTTGAGTGGTTGGTGTTCTGGGTTATTGTATTAGTAATAGCCGGTGGTATGGGCTATGCTCTTGCACATATTGAATCATGGGGGTGGTAACTATGTCAATCGAATCTCGAATCCGTGAGCAGAAAGAGAAGATCAAGGAAGATCAAAGAGAGCTGTCAAGATTGCAGGATGAGGCGAGGAAGAAGGAGGAGCCGGTCAAGATTGATGTTAGCAATATTTCTATAGAGCAATATACATTGCATGATACGGCCCCTATCCCTGCCGGTTTCTACACAATAAAGATCGAACTGTATTTTAATAAATGCCCCGATCTTTTAAGGATCAAGTCGGCTATCGAATCTCTTTCCGACTCCGAGCCTAAGAGCTATGTGGACTGGAATAAAATACCCAAAGGCTATAACTGGGTGGCAATAGACAAAAGCAGAGGTCATCCTTGGGCATATCGAGAAACCGGAGAAAAAATAATTAAAAAAAACGTCTCGTGGGGGCATGTTTCGGGATTTGGTGGTGTTGAAGACGTAGGCATGGATGCAATTATCGGTCCTCTTCCCCCTTGGGACAAAAGCCTAATCCATAGGCCAGGAGCGAAGGAATAAATATGTATGATATTTCCGATAAAACAATGGCCGTTATTTGTTTAATTATGGCCGCTGGATTGTTTGTTATAAGCATAGTAGCATTTTGTGGTAGAAATATTGAGGGGACAATCGGTACCTTTGTTATTGC